CGGTTAGCTGATCCTCTGGCCGGCTCCAGCCAAGGCCGCCCCTCACCGGGCGGCCTTTTTCGTTGACCGCAAGCCGGACGACGCCGAAGGTGGCCGCATGGCCTACACGACCCTGACCGCCAGCACCCTCGTCTCGGAGATCCCTGACGCCCTGAACGGCGTGACCTCCCGAGCGGAGCCCTGCTCTCTCCTGACGGGTCCGGGCAGCCCGGCGACGCTGAACACGGCCTTCGTTGCCGCGTGGGCCTTTGACCTCTCTGACACGCTCAGCGTGACCGTGCCGATTCCCCCGAGGGCGGACATCACGGCGGCGCCGTCCCTCCAGATCGCGCTGATGCCCCTGACGACAGAGACAGGCAAGGAGGCCGCCCTGACCTTTGCCTCGGACACCGTGACGGCGAGCGCCAACCCGGTCGCGGGCACTGGGGCGCAGTCCTCCGCCTCGGGCGACATCGCCCTCGGGGCAACAGCAGGCACGGTCCAGCTCGTGACCATCGCTCTGACGACCGCTGTCTACGCCTCCGCGACCGCTGGACAGATTGTCGGCGTGCTTTCAAGAACGGCCATCGCAGGCGGAACAGAGCTGACTGGACAAGTCGGAGTGATCGGCGCGTCGCTGGTCTACACAATCAACCGCTGAGAAAATCCCAGTTTGCGCGTGCTTCCATCGTCCAGGAGGGGCCTCCTACCCAACTGTGATCGCCCCTGAGCCCCAGAACGCCCGAGCCGTAGAGCAAGGCCAGTGGCACCGCGCAACCCGTGCGGAGCCTCTCTGGAAGGCGAAGGCTGGGCAGAGCCTGCTGCGAAAGGTTGCAGCCAAGACAGGCGAGGGCAGATTCTTCGACGACACGGGCAAGCTCCGCGAGGGCGCCAGCGAGCTTCTCAGCGTGGTCGGGAGCAGCGACCTGTACAAGCTCGCCAACCCGGTGGCTGACCGCGAGGAGTCCGATCGGCCCTACGAGGAGAACGTCTGGGTCCGCGCAGGGATCAAGGCCATCAGCGAAGGCATGGTCCGCCTGCCTCTCCAGCTCTACCCTCAGCAGCCTGACACCGGCGTCGAGCCGCTGGCCTCACACCCTCTGCTCGACCTGCTCGCGGACCCGAACCGGGTCATGACCCCGACGCAGTTCTGGAGGGCGCACGCGATCAACATGAAACACGATGGCGAGTGCATCTGGTTCATGATGGACGAGGCCGGCGCCCCCGTGCAGAGCAACCCTCAGACGAGGCTCCTTGGCGCGATGCCCGTCAGCGTGGTGCCGGTGCGAGGCAGCCTGGTCGAGATCCAATACGACGACGGCGGGATGCCCGCGACGTACCGCTACACGACCTCCTACAGCCGGAACAGCAGCAAGGTCAGCCCAGCCTTCCCGGTGGGCTCCGTGGTCCACTACAGGGACTACGACCCCTACAACTTCGCCCGAGGGCTTGGCGACGTCGACGCCCTGGAGCGGGAGACTGACCTCTACTTCCAGGCGTTCCGCGCTATGGATGCCAGCGTCCGCAACGGCGGAGACCCCGGCGGGTTCATCATCTACGACCACGAGGTCGACGCAGCGGAGATGCAGCGCCGCCAGGAGCTGGCCGACGACGAGTTCGCTGGCCCGAACCAGCGCCGCGTGAAGCTCCTTCAGAGCAGCGCCAAGTTCGTGCCGAACCCGGTGAAGCCGAGCGACATGCAGTATCAGACGCTGCTGACTTGGCTCAGGGACAGCATCCTGGCCGGCCTCGGCGTCCCGCCTCCCTGCGTCGGGGTCTACGACAACGCAACGTACAACAACGTCGAGACGGCTCACCGAGAACTGTGGACTGGCCCGAACGGCATCCTGTCCCTTGCGAACAGCACCGCTGACGTTCTGACGAATGACCTGCTGCCCCGGATGCTGCGGATCGGCAGCCCCCAGGGGACCGTTGCGCACTTCGACAGCAGCCACATCGAGCAGCTGAAGCGCGACATCGGAGAGCAGCTTGAGCGTGCGGCGAACATCTCCGCCAAGGGCATCGGCGTCTCCTACAACGAGGTGCTGACGCAGCAGGGCATGGAGGTCGAGCAGCCGGAGGAGGGCGACCTGAGATTCACCGCGACGTCGTTGCAGCTGTTGCTGTCGCAGGAGGCTGCTACTGCGGATGGCCCGGCTAACGAGGGGGAGATCGCAGCGGACCCCGATACGACCCTCAACGGAGCGCAGATTGCGAGTCTGCTCAGCGTAGTTGAGCAGGTTGCGGCAGGCGTCCTGCCGAAGGACACGGCTATTCAGATCATCGTGGCCTCCTTCCCCTTCGACGAGCAACGCGCTCGACGGATACTCCAGCAGGTCGAGGCGTCGGGGAATGGTCAAGCGCCCGAGCCTGAGGCGCCCGAGCCCGAGGCCCCCGAGGGCCAGGCCCCCGAGGACGGCACCGACGAGCAGGCAAGCCGCACGACCCTGGCTGACAAGGAGCGCGTCGACGAGGTCTACGCCGCTTGGCGCAAGGTCGTGAACATGAGCGCCAGCAGCCTGGAGGCTTGGGGCGAGACGGAGTGTAGCCGGAAGGCATCGCTCAACCCCGGCGCAGTCATCAAGCGCAACGTCGGCCTGATGCGGAAGAAGAAGTCCGAATGGGGCAGCCCTGAGGTCAAGGCGGCGAACCGGGCGATCTCCTTCATCTCGCGGATGCGTGGCATGCCGAAGGGCAAGCCGGTCGGGGACTGCCCGAGCAAGCGCGACATCTCCCTGAAGAACTGGGGCTACAACCCCGGCGCAGGGCGGAACAGCCTAGAGAGCAACGACGGCGGCCAAGGCTGCTGCGGTGAAGGAGCGGGAGAATCTGCGGCCAGTGAACGGGACGCAGGAGGCATCTACGCGCACCTTTGGGATGAAGACGCCGTCGTTGCCCTTACCCGCCACGAGGGCGTCGAGGACTACGCCGACACGCCTCTGTATCAGGAGGCCCTCGGGTGGCTTGAAGACTACGAGAAGGCCCAGTTGGCGAAGCTCCGCAGGATCGCGAACGGCAGCTTCCGTCGCCTCAGCATCTTCGACGAGAACCTGAACCCGGAGGCGCTGCCGCCGGAGGCTTGGGCGGCGATCCTCCTGGACACTCCGAAGTGGGCAGAGAACCTCGACACAGCCGTCAGGGCTCGCCTTGCCGCCGTCTTCGCGGAAGCGATGCAGGACGCAGCAGGCGAGCTAGGCGTCGGCGTGGTGAGCAGCACGGACCCTCTCGTGATTGAGCGAATGGCGACTCAGCGCATCGGGCTTGTCGAAGGCGTCAACAGCGTGACCGAGCGCAGGGTCCGCAACGCGATGGCTGGCGTCTTCACGAAGCTGCACCCGGCGGGCAACCTGCGCCAGGTGGTGCAGCAGGCGCTCCCTGAACTCACAGAGGAGCTTCGGCGCGTCTTCGGGAGCAAGGAGGCCCGAGCCCGGACCATCGCGGACACGGAGGCCGGCAAGGCCGTGAACCAAGGCAAGTTCACGCAGTACGAGGCCAGCAACGTCAAGAGCATCCGCTGGAAGGCGAGCAACGACTCAATCGTGCGACCGAGCCATGCCGCCGCCAATGGCCTTGTCCGCAACTTGGGCGAAGCTTACCCGAACGGCCTCCGCTACCCTCACGACCCGAACGGCGGAGCCGCCGAGGTCATCAACTGCCGGTGCGAGTTCGCCGTGGCAGAACGCATCGACCCACTGGACGACCCGAACATCGAGATCGCATGACATTCGCACAGCTCACCCAGAAGTTCCGAGACGGAACCGTCACGGATGCCGACCTCGACGGCGTCAGCGCCGAGGACTGGCTACAGGTACGCCAGGAGGCCGGTGACGGCATCCTGCGATACGCCTTGACCGACGAGAGCTTTGCGCCGGCGGAGGTCCCTGAGGCGAGCTACGCTCGCGACAAGGAGGAGGAGGGCGACGAGGAGCAGGGCCGGCGGACTTACGGCTACGTCATGGTCAGCGACGACCTCATCCCGCCCCTGCGCGACAAGGTCATGGCGAACGCCTGGGACACGAGGGAGTTCGTGTATCGCGGCAGCAACGTGCTGTATGACCACAACATCCAGGAGTCGCGCCCGCCCATCGGCAAGGTCACGGCGATCCAGAAGGGCGTCGAGCTTCGCAAAGGCGGCAAGACCTTCAAGGCCCTGACCGGCGACGTCGAGTTCGCAGACCCCGGCATCTACGCCTTCGCCGGCCTCGTACAGGACCTGGTTGAGGCCAAGCTCCTCTCCAACGGCAGCGTCGGGTTCGACGTCATGAAGATGCGGCCCCCGAGCGAGGACGAGCAGGAGACGATGGGCATGAAGCCGTTCTCCGCCGTGATCCAGAAGGCCAACCTGATCGAGTTCTCGATCACGCCCCTCGGGCGAGACAAGAACGCCCGGCTCCTCAGCGCCGATGGCACCGATCTCCTGGAGGAGAAGCTGGCCGAGTTCGCCCAGGCCGGCGTCCACGCCGACAGCGTGCTCGGCGAGTTCCGCGAGACGCTGGCCCGAGACCGAGGCGAGGCCACGAAGCTCTCGGTGACCGTGCCCGAGATGCCGGACCCGGAGCCCGAGGCCGCCCCGAGTTGGGACGCCACGGAGATCACTAACGCGCAGAACCCGATCACCTTCGCAGACGTCAAGGCCCGAGAGCAACTCGACGGCTTGCGCGACGACATCGCGGAGCTGCGCCAGGAACTGGCCGACCTCAAGGTGCAATCCCAGACGGACCTCTTCGAGGCCCTGACGGAACTTTCCGCCGAACCTTCCACCGAGCAGCCGGTCACTGGCGACGGCTCTTCGGACATCTACACCCTCGCCAGAGACCTGGGCTTCACGCCCGACAACTGAACCCAATATGCTCGACGAAAACATCGAGAAGGGCCGGGACGAGAAGCGGCAGGAATTCCGCACTCTCCTTCGAGACGAGGTCTCGGAGGCAGTCAAGGCCAACATGGTGGACGTCACTAACGCGATGTCCGTCGTCACCGAACGCATGAGCCGCTGGGAGGCGGAGCAGGACCAAGCCGAGAAGGAGGGCCGCAAGCACAACTTGCCCGGCTCGATGGAGGAGTCCCACGAGGGCGAGACCTACAACTTCGGTCGAGTCTTCCGAGGGCTGACCCTGGGCAACCCCGAGAAGGAGTGCCCGATGGAGCTTGCGATGTCTCGCGAGCTTTACGACATGGGCACCGTGCCCGACACCGCCGGCGGCTTCCTGGTCCCGACGCAGGTCTTCGAGGACCAGATCATCCCGCTCCTGCGCCCGCAGGTCATCGCGATGGACCTTGGCATCACGCAGCTCCCGGTCACGGGCGCGGGTGTCGTCGAGATCCCCCGTGAGGTCAGCGGCCCGGCGGTGGACAACGTGGCCGAGAACGCCGCCAACACGGCGACGGACCTGAGCTTCGGGAACCACCGCCTGGAGCCGCACTGCGCTCAGTCCTACGTCAAGGCCAGCCGGAGGTTCCTCCAGCTTGGCGTTGGCGCTGACCAGTTCATCCGCCGCCGCATGGCGGAGGAGCTTGCGCTGAAGTGGAACGAGTGGACCCTCAAGGGCACCGGCGCTGACGGCAACCCGATCGGCATCTACAACACCGCCGGCGTGAACACGGTGGACTTCGCCTCCGCGACCTCGGGCGCTGCGGTGACGTCGGACTTCTACGTCGACCTGCTTGCGATGGAGGACGCGCTCGCGGACAGCAACGCCCTCACCGGAGCGCAATCGCTCGGCTTCGCCGTTGCGAACAAATTCCTTCGTGCGGCCCGTCAGATCAAGAGCGAGAACGCTAGCCCTGGCACTGACTCGCTTGAGATGTCGCGCCATATGTTCAGCGCCGGCACCGAGGAGTTCATCCTCGGCTACAAGTACCGCCGCACGACGCAGCTTGCGTCGGGCGCCCAGACCGAGGCGATCTTCGGGGACTTCTCGAAGGCCGTGCTCGCCACCTGGAACAACCTCAGCATTGAGGCTTCCAACGTCGCGGACGACGCTCTCTCGAAGCGTCAGACGCACATCGTGGCTTACATCGACGTCGATGTGGCCGTCACCCAGCCGTCAGCCTTCTGCGTTTCGCAGAACCTGGACACCTCAAGCATCTGATCGGAGACCATTCCAATGGCTGCAACAGACTTCACTTCAGCAGGGCGAGTGGTTCAACTGCTCGACCCTGACGCGCACGGAGCGGCTTCAAGCCCGACGGGCGTCGAACTCGACACCAAGGGGTGGCGCTGGCTTCACGTCGCCGTCAGCCTCGGTGACAACCTTGCGACCGGGGCAGGCACGATCAACGTGCAGTCCTCCGACACCAGCGGCAGCGGCTTCGCGACGATCGCGGGCGCGACCTTCAGCGTCGCGGACACGGACGACAACACCGTGCTGCATGGGGTCGTCGACCTCGACCAGATGGCCCGCTACATCAAGCTCGACACGACGACCGGCACTGGCGGCGTCTGCGACATGGGCGTTGTCGGCGTCCTGTACGGCTGCGTGAACACCGCTGAGTACATCGACGCCACCTCGGGTGGCGCTGATGAGCTGGCGTTCCGCGTGCTGAGCTGATCGCCTCGGCGGCCTCAGGAGCCCTGCTTGGCTCCTG